TGGGATTTGATTGCTAGAATTTTGTCATCCAATTCACTTCACATATTGGATGGCGATCAAGGTAACCACGATGGAAATGTTCAATCAGATCCAATGTGGGAACTTTGTAAGCTAGTAAATAGAATTTATAACGATGGAGATCGCAATTTCACTATTCGAATTAATTTGTTTGATAAAGTAATTTATGCACTTTGTTTATTGTTAAATAAGTTTTATCACCGCACTCATGGATTTCCATCAGGATGTGTAGTCACTGCTGATTTCACCTCTTGGTATCAATTAACTTTGTTTCGATATATTTATTTAATTCTTGCTTTTGAAAATGCACCACAATTTTGTTCAATGAATTTCTTCCATAAATTTGTAAAAATATTTGTGTATGGAGATGACAATGTTGTAAGTATTTCACCTGTAATAATTGGATGGTTCAATATGGAGTCTCTAACTGTAGAGTTTGCTAAGATTGGACATGAGTACACGGATGCTTGTAAGACGAAGAATGCCCCTAAGTTTAAAACCCTTGGAGAAGTTCAATTTCTGAAACGAGCGTTCAAGAAGATTGACGACAGAGCTGGTAACATTACCACCCGTTACCATTGTCCCGCCGAAATGGAATCTCGTTTAGAGATGCTAAATTGGACGAGGCACGGCAATGTTGTTGATCCGAGAATAATTGAGAGAGATACGATTCAAGATGTTTTGAAAGAGCTTGCGATGCATGGATATAAAGAGTATATTAAATGCTCTAAAAAGATTGTTGACGGTTCTTTTAGTGTCGGTGTACCTGGAGTTGTAGATGAAGGTTTTGAGTATTATCTTAATAATGATGTAAATAATATGTTTTATTAATTTTGCACAGTCCGAGCGCATGACTTTAAACTAGCGCAGTGTGTGTGTGATCTTGCCTTTTGTAGACAAATTCCAATTCCTAATACATTTTGCACTGCTGCCACATGATGGGTCGCTCTATTTAGAGTTACCGTCCAGGATGACCCGGAGCACTCCTCCATTATCCAGGACAGATTGGTGCCTCAGTTAGATTAAGTCGTCCACTGAGAAAGAAATAGACTTGCTGCAACCAAAAATTTTCCACCACCTGATACTTCTGTACCACCACCTAATTTTTTGTCAATGCCCCCCCCTGGTTTTAATGCTGGAGCTGACTCTGCTATCAATACTGATTCAACACGAAGTGAAACAATTACATTTCGTGATGATGGTACTCACATTACTGAAGTAATGGTAGCAAAGCCATGTCCTGCACCTCATCCCTTGTATAAACATGCTATGAATGATAAGCCCCATGACCTTAAGAACTTTTTGCAACGCC